GTACAATATCAAATATTACAACAGCTGGCAGAGCATATAAACTTCATAAATTTACAAGTAATGGAACATTTACAGTAACTACTGTTGGTACAGATGACCAAGTAGAATGGTTAATTGTCGCTGGTGGTGGTTCTGGAGGAAACACCAAACATGGTGGCGGAGGTGGTGCCGGAGGTTTAAGAACATCAAGAGTAGGAAGTCAATCAGGTGGTACAAGTACCGGTCCCGAAGCTAAAACTACAGTAACTGCTACATCATATTCTGTTGTAGTAGGTTCAGGCGGCTCAAATATGAGTAGAGGTGGTAATTCATCTGTCTTTGGAATAACATCAACCGGTGGAGGTCGTGGTGCTTCTGATGGTGGAGGTGTTGCACAATCTGGAGGCTCAGGTGGTGGCGGTGGTCAATTTGAATCTAATGGAGCTGCAGGTACTGCCGGACAAGGTTATGCTGGAGGTAATCCAGGTTCAACTGGTGGATGTTATCCAGCTGCAGGTGGCGGTGGTGCTGGTCAAGTAGGTTTTAATGGTATTGGTTCAGGTGGTCCTGCTGGTAATGGTGGTATAGGAAAAACTAATAACATTATTGGAAATGCTGATTACTATGCTGGTGGCGGTGGAGGTGCTACAACTCCTGGTGGATGTACTGTTGGTTCTGGCGGCTTAGGTGGCGGTGGCGCAGGTTCACAAGCAAATGGTGTAGATGGAACAGACGGCTTCGGAGGCGGAGGCGGAGGTGGTGAACGAAATGGTTCATCTCCACAAGGTGGCGATGGCGGAAACGGTGTTGTCTTTATTAGATATCCTGTAGAGGCTGCATAATGAGTAAAAGTTATATAATTGCAACAGATGATATGAGAACAGGTACTTGGAACATAAGAACTGAGAACCTAAAACCATTTGAATCACAACTTAAAATAGGATTTACAGGTGAACCTCCTGTTGTAGAATTTGATAATCTTAGTTTCGGTTATGAATTAAGAGATTCATCATCATCAATGATAAGTCAAGGTTCTTATCCACCAGAAGGAACTGAGTATGTTAATACAGAGGCTGATGAATCACAATGGATGGAATGTATAAAGTTAATTACGATTCCTGAAACTGATTATGTTTTGCATATGTGGTGTGTCAATGGGGGAAATAGATTTGAAAAAGACTTTTCATTTACAACACCTAAACCTGAACAGCTATTTGCTTCATGGACATATGATTCAGAAACATATAAGTGGAATCCACCTGTTGAATATCCTAATGACGGTGAACTTTATCTTTGGAATGAAGATACTACATCATGGGATGTAGATACTGGTGAATAACTATTGAGTTATATTTAGATTAAAAGATATAGCAATTCTACTATCACTTTCATTCGTTTCTACAAAATGTGGTAAGTCTGATTTCCATATCAATATATTACCTTTTTCAGCAGGTATTCTCCATTCATTTGAATTGTACTTATCAAATTCATAATAATCATAATTTGCTAATGGGTTACTTAAACATTCATGTCTACACAAAACGATATCAGCACTATTTGGTTCCACATAAACATAAAATGTACCACTCAATTGTGAACCAGGATGGCCGTGTTGTCCATGTGAACCGTACTTATACATTTCAGAAATCCATAAGTTTAATATATTAATCTTTAAATTATCTTTTTTCATTTTAATATGTTCACAATATCTATGAGTATTTAACAATATAAAATCATATAATGGTTTAAAACTTTTTTCATATTTTTCCATTGTCTTTTCCATATATGATGTTTTACCATATTTGTATCTATTGTCATGGGGTAATTCTGATAATATTTTTTTGCAAGGTATTAGTATACTATCAGCAAGATTTTCGTTTTTGTCTACTTGAATGTAAGTGGAGAATAAATCCATTTAGAGATATTTTCTAGAATTTCTTTTTTTAGGCAACTCGTTTTTCATTCTTAACTTTCTTAAAGTCTTTTGAGCTGACTTTTTCTTTCTTTGGCGTTTTGCAGTAGGTTTTTCATAGAATTCCTTTTCTCTAGCAATTCTAATAATACCTTCTTTTTGTGTTTTTCTTTTTAAGATTCGTAATGCTTGTTCCACATTATTATTTCTAACTTCAACTTTCATATTATTTTTCACCTTCTTTAAGATTATCACATTTATCTATGGCACTATCGCAAGTGTCTTCCATATTTTCAAGGTGTTCTCTTATATCACCAAGTTTTAATCTGATAATAGTACATTCTGATTTAGCAGAATCTAGTAATCTACCTAATTTATTTAATGTAAAAAATAAGGTAATTATACATGCCCATAATACTGCTAATAATATTTCTTCTAATAACATAATTCTCCTCCGAGTGTAATTGTATTTATATGTGGCGAGACCGGTATGATACCGGCCTCTGGACACACTATGAAATGAGATATTTTAGATGATGTCTTCATCTGCCTCAACCTCATCGGCGATAGGTTCATCTGATTCTTTAGACATTAATTCTTCTGGATTAACGCCTGAATCAATCTTAGTGTACAAGTCAATGAATGATTGTTTTGTATCATCATCAAATCTGTTAGTACATACTTCAACAGCCTTCAGTTTATTTCTGAAGATTGAATATGCCTTTGCAATGTGAACAAGTCTTCTAGTAGATATGATTTCATCAACCCCACCTTCTTGGTAAGTTTTTCTGATTATATCTGCCCAATTTACAAGATTGGTTGCATATTCATCATCTTTAGCATTTTCAGTCTCTAACATCTTTGAGATAATTTTAGTCTCAATTTTAACTGAAGGATATTTTTGTTCAAATGTAATTGGGAATCTTTCTAGAAACGCCTCATTGAGAACATTGGTACCGATAAACTGACCGTCTTCAGAACCTTTACCTTTGGTGTTTGCAGTAGCAACTACTGTGAAACCAAGAGCAGGTTTAACGAACTTGTTAATCTTTTTAACAAACACGCCATTGCCTTCTAAGATAGGTTGTAAACACATAATCTTATTACTTGCAAGGTCAATCTCATCAAGAAGTAAAACAGCACCTCTTTCCATTGCCTCAATAACAGGACCATTTTGCCATACAGTCTGGCCGTCTCTTAATCTGTAACCACCGAGTAAATCATCCTCATCAGTTTCAATCGTAATATTGACCCTAATCATTTCTCTTTTTTTCTCGGCACATGCCTGAGTTACACCCAATGTCTTACCATTACCAGAGAGACCAGTAATGAAGATAGGATAAAACTTCTTAGAGGCGATAATAGATTTTACAGAACTGTAATCGCCGAAGTTTACAAAGTTAGGGTCTTTTTCAGGCACAATATCACCTGTCAAACTAGAAACAACATAAGCCGCCTCTTGTTTGATTTCTGAATTATCTACTTTTTCAGTAGCAGGTTGGACCGATTGAACAGGTTTTTTAGTTTCAGTCATTTCGCCATCAGTAGGCAATTTGAAAAGTGCCTTACCGATTTTATTAGCAGGATTTTTGACTAACCATTGAGGTGCATACTTCATACCAAAGTCAGCAGCCACCTCTTTTAATTGATTGACTGTCAAAACATCTTTTCCGAACTTGTCAATACAAGCATTTACAAAAGATTGTTGTTTTGCATTTAATGATTTCATAGTTTTAGTGTCTCCGTCGTTAAATTCGTTAAATTTCATAGTTTATATAAGGATTATAGGACATTTTTCAAGTATTGTCAAGCTTTTTTTCGGGAAAATCCCACTTTTTTTGCATTTTTTTGCATTTTTTAGTGATTTTTTCGGGAAAATCATGATTATGCGACCTCTTCAATGAAATTATTGAGTAGGACTCTAGATTTCAGTCTGCCGGACATTGATTTTTTGAATAATCTCTTAATATCAGAAGTTTTAGCGTCTGAATTAAGACTAGACAAGTCAGCAGATTCAACTCTAGTGTTACCGACTGTAATAAAGTACTTGTCATAACCTGATTTCTTAGTTAAATGAACATTATTCTTAGTTAAGTCTTTCATTACTACATCTAAGTCATAACCAACATATCTACCTTTTGAATCATGACCATCAATTGCCCAATGTAGATGTCTTCTAGACTTGTTAGGTATTAAAAAGAAACCGATATTATTAGTATTGTATCTTTTTCTGATAATTTCAAGTAATAATGAAGTTACTCTGTCTGAATGAAAACCTCCAATGTAAGATGTATCATAGTTTTTACCATTAACAGTAATAACTAATTTACCTTTGTATGGATAAGAAGACAATTTATAATTGCCGTCATAATCTGTATCATCATCCGCAATACCTTCGCCACTATCTGAAGCACCATCAGTCAATGTAATGAATGATAGTTTTTCTATAGCGTACTTAGATTTGAATTTTGGAATAATGTCAATCATAGTAGCAAGTGCCTGATTCAATGGAGTAGAACCTAATTGCATACATTGTGGCAAGTAAATAGGTCTTGCAAGAGGTGAAATAGAATCATTGTCATACCAATTGATAATTGATTTACTACCGTAACCTCTGTAATCTTCACATTCTAAAGTTATGTAAAGATTTTGCATACCTTTTTCAAAGTCTTTATTATTCATTTTGTGAGATATAAAGTTTACTAGTTTATAGTTTTTCATAAACAAGTCACCTTTTTTCAAGTCAAACGAATTAGTTATTTTTTTCCTCCAATCATAATCTTTAGAATCATAACAGTAGTAATTACTGAAAGCATAAACTTCAAATGGAATATTAATCTTTCTACAGAACCATGCAAGGTTCATCAACTGTTGGATAACAGAAGGTAATACATCAGACATAGAACCTGACCAGTCTACTAGAATAATCATACCGTGGTTTTTAGCGTCTGGTACAATAGATAATTTTTTGAATATATCATCTGTAAACTTGTATTTACTTAACATCATAGGGTCAATAATACCTGTTTTAGAAGTAGTAGCCCTTCTGTATGCAGTAGCAGACTTTTTCATCTCAAATTCTTTTACTAGATAATTAACTGTTTTCATACTATCTTTTTTGAATGACTTATATCTAGACATCATTTGAGATTTGTAATCTTTATAAGAATCTTCATCAATAGTATTACCAAAGTCTTTAAACCATTGTTTGTAACTAACGATAGTATTTTCTAGATTTGCCTTAGGCAGATTTACATAAGCTCTTTTACTATCAAGAGCAGTATCAGTCAATTGTTGAACTGATTTTTCAAATTCTCTATTAGTAATACCGAAATCATCATCTTGCATATCTTGTGGTGCCATAGATGATTTCATCATTTCTTCTTCTTGTTTTTCTTTTTCTTTTATCTCTTTTAATCTGTCTTTATATTCACTATAAGTTTCATCATCTCTTTGTTGTTTTTCATCTTTTGAATCTTGACCTGAATCACTATGAGAATCTTCATCTCTCATTTCACCATCATCATCTTTATATTCTGAATCTTGTTCGCCGTCAGCGTCTTGATTGTCACCACCTTGTTTTTTATCAGCAGAGACATCCATATTGTTAGCAAACATTTCTTCATCTTTTTGTTTTTGCCATGCAAGTAATTCTTTTGCAAGTTTCATAACATCAGCAAAAGTTTTGATATCATCAACTTGTTTTAGTAATTCTGTTTCTTCATCAGAAAAATCAATATCCATTGTATTCATAGATTTACTTCTCATATTGACTTTATCTAAAAATGATAATTCGTTTATGTCATGGTCTTGCATACCATAGAAGTTAGAATCATTAAGAACTTTAAAACCTTTTTCATAGTCATTAATGATACCTGGAAATTTAGATTGTATCATTTTATCAATTCTAGTATCTTCTAGAATGTTTACAGCCATTCTTAATTTGTCATCTTTACCTATTTCTGACCAATCATCACAAGTAGTCCATAATGCATGACCACATTCATGACCGACTAACATGTCATAAACATTTTTATTTTTGATTTTAAATATAGGAAGTGTCAATACACGATTTGCAACATCAAATGAAGCAGTAGCAACATTATTATGTTGAACAGTAATATTCTCAGTAGCAAGTAATTTTGCCAATTGAGATTTACTGTCTAAATTTAGTGTATCTTGAAAGTTTTGTTTTTTAGTGTGTTTTAATTTATTCATGTGTACATTATAGGATACTTTTAAAGCTGTGTCAAGCACTTTCTTCCTCTATAAGTTATTGATTTATAAGGGTTTAGTAAATTAATTGAAAATAATTTATTGAGAACGATTCTCATTTGGTCTAAATTGTTCAATATTTGTACTTTTTTCACTCTATTATTATAGGATACTTTCAATATCTTGTCAAGCTTTATTTTTTATTATAAATAATAATATGGCAGGTAGACCAACAATAAGAATAGGAGATTTTCATGCAGGGCATAAATGTATACAATTTCATGCTACTCCATTTATTACTGGTTCAACTGATGTTTTTATCAATAATAGGGGTGCAGTAAGATTCGGAGATAAGACAGCATGTACTGATGTAGTTATACCTACTCAAACAAGTGTATTTGTTAATGGTAGACCTATTGCAACTATGGGTAGTCCTACTACAGGACATGCCCCATGTTTTCCACCTACAGTATGTGCAAATGGTTCTCCTAATGTTTTTGCAACACAAGAAGGTTCATAATGCCTACACAATATGGTATAACATATACAGTTTCAGATTTAACTCCTCATACTGCCACTATAAATTCGTTGGATGAAAATACAACAATTACATTAAATATAGATAATGTAGTTTTAAACTATAATGCAGATACAACAGGTGACCCAGATGTAATTTTTAATAATGAGACATCTATTTTTCAATATGTTTTAGATGATTACTTAGAAGGGAATCCAGGGTTAGTAAATAACAGAATATCATCATATGTTGGACAATTTTATAGTGATACTGTTTTAAATGAATTTACTATTTTTGATACTATAGAAGACGGTGTAGGAACAAGATTTTCTAGTTCTGAATTATCTTTTGATTCTTCTAGTATGAGATTTGACCGAAGAACAACATAAATAGATATATGGCAAAACAAATAATAAATTTAGGTACAACACAAGATGACGGAACAGGTACAACTCTCCGTGATGGTGGTGATATTATAAATGATAATTTTACCGAACTATATTTTAAATTAGGTGATGGTACAACTTTATCATCTGATACATTTACTTTAAATACAGGTTCTCAAACATTAACGAATAAATCTATTGATAGTGATAATAATACAATTACAAATATTGTAAATGCTGATATTAAATCAGGTGCAGCTATTGACGCTTCTAAAATTGCTAATGGTACTGTTTCAAGTACAGAATTTCAATATTTAAATGGTGTTACATCAAGTATACAAAATCAAATTAATGCTATTGATGTTGGTATAATAAATGCTGAAGTTATTTATTACAGTAATAGTAGTTTTAGTAGTGGTTCATCTTATGTAACACAGTTTCAAGATTTTAGACATCCATCAGGTGGCAGAATATCAGGAACATACACAAAAGAATCTGCTTCATCAACTATTGTCGCTAACATACACTATTGTTGTAGAGAAACAGGTGGTAATCTTCATACATTTGCTATGTGGGCTAATGGTGGCAATTCTACAAGTTTATTTCAAGCAACTCATTTAGACCCTTACTACCAATCACAAAACCAAGTCAATCATACTTTTGTTACTAGATGGACAGGACTAGGTTCTGGCAGTCATACTTTTTATGCAGCTGCCGGTAGAGGAGATAATACTAACCATACTTATGTAGTAAACTTTAACGAAAATAGTTATGATGGTTTAGGTATTAATACTAATGGTTACTCAATGATTTACATTATGGAGATAGAATAATGTCATTAATTAAAAGAGGAAATAAAGGAACAGCATTAACTCATGATGAATTGGATGGAAATTTTACTCACTTAGGTGGTGATGGTTCTTATGTTATGCCCACAACTGATGGCACAAGTGGTCAAGTCATGTCTACAAATGGTGATGGTGTAGTTACTTTTTCAACATTAACAGGTGTAACAGCTACAATTGCAAATGCATATCCTGTAGGTTCAATTTATATGAACGCTACCAACTCAACAAATCCAGCAACACTATTAGGATTTGGAACATGGGTATCTTTTGGTGCAGGTCGTGTTCCAGTAGGTATTAATCCTTCAGATACAGATTTTGATACAGCAGAAGAAACAGGTGGTGCAAAGAATCATACATTAACTTTATCTCAAATACCATCTCACTCTCATACAATTTCAGGGAATATTTCAAGAAGTGGTTTCTCATTTGAACATCATCAATATAATAGTAGATTACCTGGAGAGAACTATGATACAAATCCTACTGTGTCAAATGCAGGTGGTGGTCAAGGTCACAATAACTTACAACCATATATTGTTGTCTATATGTGGAAAAGAACAGCATAATCTGTATAAATAGTTAGCGTTATGCCAAAATGGGACGCTACAAATACTAACAATTCAAGTAGAATCAGTAGGACTTTTAAAGACCTAGATTTAGACTTTGGTTTAAATTCAATAACTAAGGATGTAAATAGACTTACAGATGTTGAATCTATTAAGAGAAGTGTAAGAAATCTAATTAATACAAATAATTATGAGAGACCATTTCACCCAGAAATTGGTTCTGGTATAAGAGGTTTATTATTTGAACCTATGACAGAATTAACATCTCATTTCATGAGACAAAGATTATCTGACATGTTAAATGAATATGAACCTAGAATAGTAGTTAAAAATATAAAAGTAAGACCGGATGGAGATAGAAACTCATATTTTTGCAGTATTACTTTTACCATAATAGGCACATTAGAACCAGTAGTAGTAGAAACATTTTTAGAGAGAATAAGATAAAATGGCAAATGCAATTAGTAATAGATTAGATGTATCAGAATTAGATTTTGATAATATTAAAAGTAATCTAAAAACATTCTTACAAAATCAGGCAGAATTTTCTGATTATGATTTTGAAGGTTCAGGTATGGCAGTATTATTAGACTTGTTAGCATACAATACACATTACCTTTCATTTAATGCTAACATGTTATCAAATGAATTATATCTTGATAGTGCAGATATTCGTAAAAATGTTGTTTCATTAGCAAGACAATTAGGTTATACACCTA